AGACTGCACTAGAGGCAGTACTGTGGGAAGTAACTGATGACAAGTATCAGATATTTCTGACAGGTAAAGGTAACTTTAGAAAAGAGATTGCTGTCACTAGAGAATACAAAGGTAACAGGAAACAGGAAAGACCTGTACACCTTGGTGATATTAGACAACACTTGATTGACAACTGGAAAGCTATTGTGTCCAAGGATGAAGAGGCTGATGACCTTATAGGTATATGGTCTAATCCTGAGAGCATTGTCATATCAATAGACAAAGATATGTTACAGCTACCATGCACACACTACAACCCACACAGACGTACTTGGCAGACAGTCGAAGAGTTTGGTGGACTCAAGTTCTTTTACAAACAGATACTAACAGGCGACTCAGCAGATAACATACAAGGTATCTATGGCGTTGGTCCTAAGAAAGCTGACAAGATACTAGCTGACTGTCAGACAGAACAAGACTTGTATCAGGAGTGTGTTAGAGCCTACGGTGGTGATGAAGAAAGAGTTATAGAGAACGGTAAGCTATTGTGGCTACGTAGAGAAGAAGAACAGATATGGCAACCACCCAAGTTCACAGATTCAGATCAGGACTAGAAGAGCGTAACGCTAAGTACCTTACAAAAAAACGTGTCAAGTTTGAGTACGAGACACTAAAGGTACAGTGGCGTGATATGAGAGTAAGGAAGTATACTCCTGACTTTATCTTACCTAACGGTATCATAGTTGAGACTAAGGGTAGGTTTACTCTACCTGACAGGAACAAACACAAGTGGATACAAGAGCTACACCCTGAGCTTGACATAAGGTTTGTATTTAGTAATCCTTACCAGAGACTAAACAAAGGTGCAAAAAGTACTTACGCAGACTGGTGTAATTACTACGGCTTCTTATTTGCTAAAGAAATAATACCACATGACTGGGTAAAAGAGAAAAAAAAGAAGATATGCTTGAACAAGGTACTCTAACATGATACCTATATTGTCTAATACTAATGATAACATAAGATACTTTCATATTGAAGGGATGAAAAATGCAAGTTAAAGTACATCAGTATCTTGATGGTCCGATAGACCAAGGAGATAAGTGGACACTGTTGTGTATGATTGAAGAGAAAGGTTTAGTCTTTGATGAAGAACTAGAGTTCAAAGATTTTAATGATGCTTATAATTTTATGAACAAGCTCAAGCAATCTACTACACCTATACTCCATGAAAAAGAAACTTCACTTTGGATACATTAAGGCTTGACAATGTTTGATCACGATAGTAAGATAGAAGCTCTTGTCAATAACTACGGACTACAGTTGTTGATGGAACAAAATGATTTAGATGATGAAGCAATCATACGTAAGTTGGTAGACGATGGTACTATCAACATGAATGATTATTTTTATTTGGATGTAGAAATTAGAGAGTGGAAGGAACTAGAACAGTGATAACTCTAGACGATATAAATGCGTTTCAATACTACAATCAAGACCCTCTTGACATGGATAAGTATCAACAGCAAGCTGCAACTACAGCTATCTACGATAAGAAACACGCAATCATTTACCCTGCGTTGGGTCTAGCTGCTGAGGCAGGAGAGGTAGCAAACAAAGTAAAGAAGATTATGAGAGATGGTAAACTTGATCGTGAAGCTATAGCTGACGAGATAGGAGATTGCCTTTGGTACATAGCTGCTTTGTGTAGAGACTTAAATGTTGACATGGAGAACGTAGCTTATAGTAACCTAGAGAAGTTACATGGCAGACAAAAGCGAGGAACGCTACGAGGCAACGGAGACAAGAGATGACAGACGCTGAAATTTACACAGCTATGATTATATTATTCTGTGTAATAGCAGGAGCTATATGGGTTTTTACGAGGGATTACAAATGAATAATTATTTACCAACCGATTACCAAGCGTTCATACACACTTCAAGGTATGCACGTTGGTTAGAGAAAGAACAACGCAGAGAGACTTGGGCTGAGACTGTTGAAAGATACATGGAGAATGTAGTCGTACCTGTCATGGGTAGAGATAGTTTTGTAAATCAGATAGAGGAATCAATTCTTAACCTAGAGGTTATGCCTAGCATGAGAGCTATGATGACAGCAGGTAAGGCGTTGGAGAGAGACAACACATCAGGCTACAACTGTAGTTACTTACCTGTCGATGACCCTAAGTCATTCGATGAGGCTATGTTCATACTACTGTGTGGTACTGGTGTAGGCTTCAGTGTAGAGCGTCAGTTCGTTCAACAACTACCTGATGTGCCTGAGCTTTACGATAGCGACACCACAGTTGTTGTCAAAGATAGTAAAGAGGGGTGGGCTAAAGCATACAGACAGATACTAGCCTTGTTGTGGGCAGGAGAGATACCTAAGTGGGATGTATCAAAGGTAAGACCTGCAGGTTCTAGGCTAAAGACATTTGGTGGTAGAGCTAGTGGTCCTGCTCCTTTGGTTGACCTGTTTAACTTTTCAATAAAGATATTCAAGGACGCACAAGGACGTAAGTTATCATCAATAGAGTGTCACGATCTTATGTGTAAGATTGGTGAGGTTGTAGTAGTTGGTGGTGTCCGTAGGTCAGCTATGATTAGTCTGTCTAACCTGTCAGATGATAGGATGCGCCACGCTAAGTCAGGTGATTGGTGGACTAACGATCCTCAACGTGCCTTGGCTAACAACTCAGTAGCCTACACAGAGAAGCCTGATAGCCTGTCGTTCATGCGTGAGTGGATGGCTCTAGTCGAATCAGGTAGTGGTGAGAGAGGTATCTTCAATAGAGAAGCAAGTAAGGAACAAGCTGCAAAGTATGGTAGGCGTGATCCTGATTGGCAGTTCGGTACTAATCCTTGCTCAGAGATAATTCTTAGGCCATACCAGTTCTGTAACTTGACTGAGGTTGTTGTCAGATCAAAAGATAATTTTGCTGATCTAGGACGTAAGGTAAGGATAGCTACTACACTAGGAACTATACAGTCTACCTACACTAAGTTCCCATACCTTCGTAAGATATGGAAGGACAACACAGAAGAAGAACGTCTGCTAGGTGTATCTCTAACAGGCATAATGGACAACCCTTTACTAACGAGTAAGAAAAATGGACTATCGAAAAATCTCGAAAATCTTAGACAGATTGCAGTTAACACAAATAATAGTTTGGCTAATACTCTTGGGATTAATCCTTCCACTGCTATTACCTGCGTCAAACCTTCAGGAACCGTCAGTCAACTCGTTGACAGCGCCTCAGGTATCCACGCAAGGCACTCCAAACACTATATAAGAACTGTAAGAGGTGACAACAAAGACCCACTGACAGCCTTTATGAAGGATCAGGGTATACCTAGTGAACCTTGTGTAATGAAACCTGACCAGACTACAGTGTTCAGCTTTCCTATCAAGTCTCCTACCAACGCTATAGTTACTGAGGATATGTCAGCAGTAGATCAGTTAGAGACATGGCTTATGTATCAGAGACATTGGTGTGAGCACAAGCCTAGTGTGACTATCAACGTCAGGAAGGATGAGTGGTTCGAGGTTGGAGCTTTTGTTTATAAACATTTCGATGAGATGTCAGGCGTGTCCTTCTTACCTTACAACGAACACACTTACCAACAAGCACCTTATCAAGATATAATGAAAAGTGAGTATGTGACATTATTGTCACTAATGCCAGAAAAAATAGACTGGACCCTCTTGACAGAATACGAAAAAGAGGATAGTACTAAATCAAGCCAGACATTTGCTTGCACTGGTGACGTATGTGAAATGGTTGATATAACATAAAGGATAATAATATGATAGGCATAGAACTATACGCATTATTTGCGACTGCAGTAGCTATTCATTCAATCTTCTTTACGTAAGATGGATGATGTAGTAAATAAGCCACCTCACTATGGAGATGGCGAAATAGAGTGTATTGATTACATGAAGGATAACATGGACACTATGATGTTCATGGGCTACCTAGAAGGTAATTGTAAGAAATATATGCACAGATACAGGTACAAAGGTAAACCTGTGGAAGACCTCAAGAAAGCTAAGTGGTACTTAGATAGATTGATACAGGAGATGGAAGGAAACTAGATGTTTACTGCTCTAATTCTAGCGTGTAACATATCAGTAACAGACTGTAGAAGCTTTGGTACACCTAGAGTTTTTAATACAGAGAAAGAATGTCTAGTGTCTCTGGCTGATGGTAGGCTTCAAATTGAAGCACAAGGTTGGATGATCTTGGATTCTCACTGCCACCATTGGGGTCAAAAGGTATAAAAAAAGGGGGAGCTACTTAGGCTCCCTCACTTCTTTAAATAATTAAATTTATTAAAACCACTATCTGTGCTGCAAACATTAGCAAAAGAGCTAGTGGTACTATGTTATCTAGTTTCATTTCTTTTTTCTTTTCTTTCCTGATGCTGTTGTGGACCAAGATACTCTCTTCGGTCCTTTCTTTTTGGCAGCTTCTTTCTTGGATATTTTTCCTGCCACCGACTTCGGACGACAGGCTGGATACGGACGCTTGCTTCCCTTTGCGCTCTTGCGTCCACACTTCTTACCAGTCTTAACATCTCGCCAATCCTCAGCGAACCATTTACCTAAGCCACCCTTAGCCATGTTAGCAACAGGCACACTCTGGATTACACTTGCGGTTTCTCAACGCACACCAAAGTCTTTTCAAGTATCTTCTCATTACGCTTTCCTCACTCTGTTATCTGCACCCTTCCACTTACCACCTTTGGACTTGTACCATTTAGCTGCCCAAGCATTTGCGTAAGCTGAAGGATATACTTTAAACTTTTTCTTTGCTGCTGCCTTAGCCCTAGACCAAAGAGCAGGATTAGTTGGTACTGATTTAGCCATTACTTAACCTCGTTTATCTTCTGTTTCCCATCGCAGTAAAACCAAAGTATGCACCAACAAGTGCTGATACAGACACAACGTATATGTTAGCTATGTCAGCTATCAACATTGCAGCAGTCTCTTGACCAATTAAGGTACAGAAAAAGATACCTGCAGGGTACAACACCATCCCTGATAGAGCAAACCAAGTCATGTGACGCTGGGCATCACGCTTGGAATCGTCATCCTCAAGCCGTCTACGTCTATCATCTAGATAAATCTGACGCTCTTCGGCATCTAGTTTACCATCTTTATCTAAGTCGTACTCTTCTACCATTAAAAATCTACCCAACCCATAGCGACTAGTAAACCTAACGCCCCACCACATATCAACAAGAAAATTACTACGGTAATAAACGCCATCTCAGCATTTTCTTTTATGCGTTCAGCATTTATTCTTGCTTGTCTTTCTGCTTCTTTTCTTTCTTGAGAAATTTCTTTACGAAGTTTGAGTAGTTCCTGATAAGCAGAGTAGCCAATAGTGTTAACAATAAACTCTCGCAATTCTTCTTCAGCCTGTTTAGCCTGTTGACGTTTCATAAACGTGTCCAGAGCTTCCTCATTTGTACTACTAAAGGGGCTTTGTTTCTTCTTTTCGTGGTCCTTCTTTGCTCCATCTACACTGTCAAAGAAACTACTTAGCTCCTTAGACATTGATGCGATTGTCCTACCTGCACTTATGCCACCCTTGACCATCGCTAATGCGCTGAGTGGATCAATCATAACTAGCCTCTAGGGTCTAGCATATCTTTGTGGTCACGATTGATGAACTCAAGTGTTCTTTCTAGTAGGGCTACCCTCTGCTGTAGCTCAACGATACGCATGATACTCATGCTCATACCGTCTACCTCTTCCCACAACTCGTCAGTTTCATCGTAAACGTCAGCTTCTATCTCAGCCATAACGCCTACTATCTCGTTTATGTTATCTTTGTTTTGCTCAATATCCCTGATCATATTTACTTTGTCAGTTGTATTGCTTTGAGCGTCAAGTATTGCTACAGTCTCTTCTAGGTTAGCTATTATAGATGCTTGCTCTGAGGCATACCACACCATACCACCCAAGGAACTGCAGATAATACCAATTACTGCTATATTTACTTTAGGTAACTCCATCTACTCTACCACTTCTTACATGACCAGTATCGTGCAGTCATCTTATCTTTAGCTGTATCACACTTATGTCTTGCACGAAAAGACTTCCTACGTTTGGGGTTATTCTTTTTGATTGTCATGTTGGCATCACCAAACCTTATGATCTTTTCTTTACCACCCTGACAAGCCTTGACAACAAACTTCTTACCGCCAGAAACCTGACGCTTAGGGCTGTTGCACTTCATCTTTGCTTTGTTTATCTTAGCCACGATACCTACCGAATGTTATAGTTTTTAAGAAGCCTCTCCATATTTCTATTGGTGACGGTAGCATCCACCCTAGTACAGCTAGTAGTATCATCCACATGGGTATGTCTTGATTCAGTACCTTGACGTTACCTGCGTCACCATCAACGCTAAAAGCACCCTCTGACTGATTGACGTTTACGTTCTCACCTGATATGTCTCTACTCTGGTCAATGGCTGACTGGTTGTTCTCTTTACCTATCTGTGTGTTGGCGTTTACGTTAGTGCCATCACCTTTGCCTCCACCACCGAAGCTGCCTAATAGTCCTAGAGGTGACAGACAGCCACCTAGGAATAGTACGAGTGTTAATGCTAGTGCTAGTCTCATTGTTCTTGTCCTTGATCAGTCGTAGTAGGTACATCTAAACCCACATTTTTTGGTCTAAGAGAATCTAATAGTGCTTCAACTTCTTCTGCTGTATGTGCGTTTGCTACGTTACCTTCAGGTGTATAGTAACTTTCCCCTCTTTCCATAGTTTGACCTTTACGTGTTACTGACTCACCTATAGGTATAGAGGCCCATTCTTTAGCTAATTCCTCATGGGCTTCAGCCCTAGTTACATTCTGCTCACCTTTTAACCAAGCCTGTAACTTTGATCTTTTACTTCCTGCTAAATATTCTATAGCAATTCTGTCTTGAAGTTCTTGGTTAAATACTTCATCACCTGTTAAACCCATAGAGTTTACTGCACCTGCCATTGTTAAAGGTATTATTTGGTATGCACCTACAGCAAAAAATTCTCTGTTATCTAACTCACTATTTGAAGCTATATATTGACCTTGTTCATTAGTATTATCTTCTACGTGCTTTACTAACTCATCCATAGAAACACCAGACTTAGCTAGTTGTGCGTTCATAACTTCTTTTACAGTCATTTTTTCTAAAGGTTTAGAGTAAGTATCAGAATAAAAAGAGTCTAGTACAGAAAATAATTTTCCTTGGCCTCTTAGTCTATCAGTAGTTCCGTTATTAGCTGCACCATAACCACCACTCTCTCCTTTAGCTATGAAAGAAAGAAGAGGATTATTTGAATCAGATATTTCTGGACGTTTAGATGTTCTACCACTACCTAGCTTAACTCTAGTCTGCATATCTAATTCACCAGTAACTTCCAAACCATTCTCATACTGAAATGTTTTGACTGCATTTGTAGTGCTTGGTCCTGACACACCATCAACATCAGACTTATAATGTCCTGTCTCTTTTAGTAGAGCTTGGCTTTGCTCTAGAATTGATCCAAGGTTAATTTCTTTTTTAGTGGAAGGCTGCACCCCACTAGCAGTGTCATCAATAGTAGGTTCTTTTTCAACTTCAGGTTTAGATATAATGGGTGTTTCTTTAGTTTTAATTTCTGGAGAAGTAATAGTTTCATCTAAGACAGGACTTTCTTCAACTTTAGGTTGGACCATACTAGGTGCTTGTGTTTGTACTTGAGTTGGTGGTGTGATACCTTCTCTGAAACTTTGGTAAAATTGTCTATCTGGATCAAAAGGTAATTGTTCTGCTGTAGGTCCACCTTTATCTATTGTGGCTGCTCTCAAAGCACCCATACCCTGTTTTATATTCTCGTTTAAATTAGTAGTAAATTTCTTTGCTACTAGTAGACCACTATTTAAAGATACGTTACCTTGGTCTACTGCAGCGATAGTCTCTACCACTTGTTCACGTTGCACATCTACTACTAGATCACCG